AAATAGGTCTTTTCATTGGTCTAGGGTTAAATCTTGTTGTTTGTCGTGTTGTTCGTCGGCCTCTTCGTAGTAGTCGCGGCCTTCGTCTTCGTCGTCTGCTGGGTAGTCGTATCCTTCGCGCCACATGGTAAAGAGATAAAGCCCCGCCCGAAGGCAGGGCGTTGAATTCAAATTGCTTTTGCTGCAAGCTTTGCAATAACTTCTAAACCTTCAGCGCTGTACATCATGCGCTTTGTTTTTTCAACTGTTAAGCCTTCATCATAACAAGCGTCTGTAAATTGCTTACAAGCCGCTTGAATTACTGCGGTCATGTTTACGTTGCTAAGCTCCTGTTTTGCTGTTTCTAAGTTTGTCATGATAGTGTTGTTTGCGTTTGTCATGGTGTAAAGATACGCAACTTATTTCGTTACGCAAGCTTTTTCGTGAAATATTTTCAATTTTAACATTTGGGCACAAAAAAAGCCTCCACGTTTGGAGGCTCTTTAAATTATCTCTATGTAACAAACTAGGAAACAACCCTAGCGGCTAGGGTTAGTCATTTTTTCGCGCTTCTCTGCGTTCCTTGCGCCGGTCGCTTACGATTGCGCTTATTAGCGTGTCAAGCCATCCGAATACCTTGTTATCTGCTTCCGTTGGCGTGAGATTCACAATAACCTTCACGAATGCCATGATAGCCAAAAGTATCTCGGCCCAATATGTCTGTATCAATTCTCCCATGATGTAAAAATTTAGTGCAAGGTATTAAAGCGGCATCAAACAATTGATAGCCGTATGTCCACCGATAACTACGCCACATCCTATCGCCTGCTTTTTATAGTGCTTAGCATATGCCGCTGCATACGTTTCGCGGTCAAGGCCACAACCTACTTGCATACCGAATAACTTGGTACGATTGCCAACCATCCATTCCACATAGGCCTGTGTATGTATATGACCCTGCACCGTGCTTTGTAGGTCGTTCTTTGCCTTTGTGCGGGCTGTTCCACCTTCACCGTGTACGTACTGCACGCCATCGTACTCAACGCGCTCGCGCCAATTCCATGAAGTGCCCAATACTTCATTAAAGGACTTAATCCAAACGCTGGGAATAGATGAGCTGAACGCCCTGCGCATTACCACGCGGTCATGGTTTCCTATAATGCAATCGGCCACCGGAAAAGCTATGCGCCATTTTTGCAGGTCTTCAATTGCGCGTTCTAACTCCGTCCTTGCGCTTTCCCCGTCTGGGTCTGTTTCGTGCCTGCTGGTGGCGTGTGAGTCGATGAGGTCACCGATGAAAATAACCTGATTGCACGCGTACTTATCATAGGTTTCAAGGCAAAACTCAAAATATCCTCCCTTCTCAAATGGGCAATGCAGGTCACCTATTACAAGCACTCTACGCTCTTTGTTGCGTAGGAAGTCCAGCGCTTTTTTTTGCTGGGCTGTGACTCGCGGGCGTATCGTGTTAATCATAGAGCCACACTAGGTCTTCCGTTTTTCCGTCATCGTCGTCCACATGGATAAACGTGCGGCCTATACCGATGCGGTTGAATCCCGCGTCATAAAGTGCGCCCAAAATATAACCCCGTGTACGTTCATCTGAGCAGCTAATATCAGCCGCCAAGCCTTTTAAATGTGAACTGCTTTTTTTCCCTCCAACGGCTCGGTTGTGAGAGCTGCACCGAACGCCCGACGTGATAACAAAGCTTACGCCCGCTTTGTGGCGTGCGTCGTCCAGCATTAACAAAAAATCCAAATCCATCACGTCAATCCCGAGGCCCTCCAAATTAGTGCGGCATTTCTTGCACTTGCAATCGAATTCTTCGTATCTAAAATATCTCAGTTCCATATTATCGAACAGGCTGCGACAAAGATTATAATATCAGCAACATCAGCACGGCCATATTCGCGCGCCTTATAAGTTGCGTTCACCATTACCGTCGCTAATATAATCCAAATCATTTTTGCAGCTTTGCAAGCATTAACTCGATTTTGTGGACGGAGGCCAATAGTTCCTTCATGTCGCTTTTAATTTCGTTGCTGTCAATTTCGAGCTGGATGACGCGGCTTTTGAGGCGTGCCACCGTGCTGTTGAGGTTCACCCATACACCTACCAAACCCGCCACCACCGGCGCAACCATTGCCACAAATTCCCATTCCATCACTTTTCTTTTTTCTGTATTATATACCAGTTCGAATTGTGGCACAAGATAGTGATGCCATCATAAGCTCGGTTGAAATCATAGGACGTTGCGCCGTCGATAGTTACGCCTGAATCCCCTGTATTAGGTCGCAGGCTAACATACTGGTTTGCGGCTATTGTGCCATCGCTATGAAACTGGATGCTGCGCCCTTCGTTATCTGCAACCAGCGGCAAATAAATAATGCTTGCACCGTTGCCGCCTTGCCACGTGTTCATTATCATATAATCAATCGGCCGCACGTTGTACGTTGTGCCTGTTCGATTGGTTACTGTGGCGGTTCTGTACTGCACGCGTGAGCCGTAACTGTCTTCACCAATCAGCAGCGTCCTATTCAGCGCCTCCGTTGCACCTGTCACGCCTAAGCTAGGATTGTGGGTTATCGGATCAACCACGTCGATGGCGTCGCCTATGGCCGTTGTAACGGTCGAAGCATCTCGCGAAACAAGAAACGCCTCTAATTCGGTTTCGATGGATCGCGCTGTGAATGTAAGTTGGAATAGTGCAAAGTCGCCAACTGTGTCGTCAAGCACTTGCCACATTTTTAAATTGCTTCCGTATACCGTGCCGCGTTGTATCGGTGTGCTAATTCGCTGGCCTGCTAGTATCTCCTGCACGCCAAGCCGGTTGATGCCTACGCCTGTACCCGTGTAGTTTAAACTTTGCCATTGGGTTACCGGTACGGCATTGACGCCCACAATGACGCGTATAACCCCGTCGGCGTTCTGTGTTTCACCGTCACCAAACAAGCACAGGCCTTGGTCAATCTCGCCGCGTGCCGTGTCGCTGTTGGTAGCTGTGAAAACAACCTCATCGCCTAGCGCATTATTGCCTAGGAGGTCAGCACGCAATACCACGATTTGAAAATCTGCTGCCGATGTGCTTACTAGGTTACTATCGAATGCGCCATCGTCATCAATGCCGACAATCGTCACACTTAAATCCATTCCGGTCTGATCACTTGGTAGCGCTGGCGTATTAATCACAATCGGCATGGTAACTTCACCGCCTTCGTTCCTGTTGAATACGTAGCTAACGACTTCATAATATTCGGGCGTTGCCGTCCATTGTGGCGTGCTGTAAACGTGCGAAGTGTATTCGAGTACGCCCTCATCTAAATCGCCAAGTTGGAAGTCTAGCATTGTTTCCGTAAACTGTGCATCCCGTTGCAGGTACTGCGTGCCAACCTTAACAAGGAAGCGAAGCATTACCCGCGCCACAATATCATCTCCCGTCGCTACGCCGTCGCCGTCATATTCATAATTGAATGTGCCAGTGATTAAAAACTCTGTGTCCTGCAAGTAATCTATATCGGTATCCTCTAACGTGTTGCCGAATTCCGTTTCGGTATACAGGTTGTCATAGATCAGCGGATAGTTGCCATTGTATTTGCGCGTGCGCCGCACTTCCTTTAATGGTGCAAGGCCGCTATACTGGTATCCGCGTAGCCGCTCCAGTGTCGAATCAAATGCACGCGCTGCGTTATATGTGTCCTGTGTTATATCCGTGCCGTCTTTCTGCTTGCCTTCTGCCGTCAGCGTTGTACTTGCCTGCTGTGCCCCCAATGGCAAGAACCACCAAACGCCGTCACTCTGAAATAACCGCGCGTTAAATACCTTCGTTATGCTTTCGAGTATCTCAAAGGTTGAATAGTATTGATTAACTCCGTTGCTGTCTGGGTTGCCTAGCGATGGATTATAAATTCGCGTATCAATCAATTGGTTGCTTCCCGTGTAATCCACCGCGTCAAAGTCATTGACGTAATACAAAAAGTTGTCCGTACTCCAAAGGTGTGTCGCCCGTGTGCGGTTCAAACATTGCAGCAGCAGCGTCGGCACATCTACCAAGCCCGTCGAATCGTGCTTAACATATTGCAAATTACCAAGGTCGTCGGCTGCTGTTAGGGTGTTCTGGATCGGCTGGTAATCGTATGGCCGTGTGACCTGCTCCGGATACAATACCCCAAACCAATACTTTGAATTCACCCCGTCCGGATCTTTGTACACGCTTACCGAAAACCGTAGTTCGGGCGTTGTGGTGAGCAGGTCCATAAAGGTTGTATGTATGCTGGTTTGTTCGGTAAGTGTGAACGTTAATTCACTACCGATAACGCCCTGCATCCGGTCTTCATTGTTGCCGGTGTATGTCAATACGAAGCCATCGGCCCCGAGCTTAAACGTGCCCGCCGTGCCGGTAAAATCTGCATCGTGAATATTCACCCGATAGTCCGTGCCAAGGTCATCGGTAAATTCTGCGTATAGTCGTATTGGATCAGCCATCAGAATCCCCTTACTCGGTTTCGGTCGATTGCATTTCGCTCACTGGTTAGAAGTATATCGCGGCCTGAAATCTTGCCGGTCACCTGTACGCTTTGCCCGCCCATCATGCTCTGCAATTTATCTAGCGGTGCAATCACTTCAGGGTTATGCTGTGCGCCTGAGTACTCACCGACCTGCGCAATGACTGGCCCGCTTACGATGCCACCGCTGGCCATCTGTGGAATGCCAAAGCCGCCGCCTATAAACTTACCGAGTCCGCCCTTTACTAAACTACTGGCGGGCATAAGCACGGATAGAATGGCGAATTGAGCAATGAGCGAAGCCAGCTGTATTAACATCTGCTTTATCATATTTCGCATGACTTCCTCGAACGTTGCCGTGCCGTCAATGATGCTTCTGAATGTGCTGTCGATAAAGTTCGCCATGCTTTGCGCGATGCTGTTGATTTGGTTCTTTACAAGGTTCGTGCGCTCGATTACCTTATCAATATCCTCTTCGTCAAGATCTGCATCGTCTATAAATTCAATATCCTGAAATTCGAGATCAGCCTGCACGGTTACGGTTTCGGTTGGTGTTGGTGTTACCGTAGCACCTGCACCGCCGCCGTCTGATGCATTGAAATTTAGGTCAGGAATTAGATTGCTAAAGAATCCTACAACTTTATCCTTTGTTTTATCAAGGTCTTCTGTAGTTACAAACTCAACAGGATCTTTTGTTTTAGCGTCCTCAATTGCCTCAACAAAGCCATCATAAACATCCGCGCCCGCTTTCGCAGTGTCCTCTACAATTGTTTTGAAACCTTCTGTAAGTACGTCGCCCGCTGCCGCAAAGCCATCAGTAAAGGCGGTTTTTATAGCCTTAAACAACAAAGCAAATGCATCAACCACATTTAAGACCTGCCGTTTAACAATTGTAAACGCTGCAACAAATGCCTGTTTGAAAACTGCAACCGCAATCCGCAGTCCTTCGCTTTCGTTGTACATTGAGATTATAGCATTGATTGCATTGGCTAAAGGCTTCTTGACATCATCCCAAAAATAAAAGAACGCCGCAACCAATCCAGCAATAGCCAACACGACTAAACCAATTGGTGAAGTCATCGCGCCCCACATTTTCATTAATTGCTTTGGTAAGGTTTTACCTACAAAACTGCCCAGCAGCATAAACCCCTTTAATAATGACGGCAGTATGATAAGCAACGGGCCAAGCGCCGCCGCAATACCTGCACCGATTACCATAAATCTCTTAACCGCTGGGCTGAGGTTTTGGAATGTCGCCAGCATATTCTTTAGGCCATCAATGACCGGCGGCAGAAACTCCATTATAATCTTACCGAATTCCTCCTGCAAATCACCGAATGAATTGGCTAGCTGCTTCAGCCCACCCGTGCCGGCCTTCGCTGCGGCTTCTGCGGATCCTCCGTATTGCTTTTCCAGTTCGTCAAGTATAACGGTTTGAGCCTCGGCAAGCCTACCGGATTCCGTCAGGCTTTTAATTACTTGCTTTTGGTCTTCGCTGAACTGAATGCCCGACCGGCTTAAAGCGCTCAGGTTTGCAATCGGATCGTTCAACGCTTTACCCAATTGAATCGATGCGCTTTTTAGATCGCCATCTAATCGCGTGGCAAGATCCAAAGCAACGGACTGCGTGCGGGCAAACTGATCGCCGGCAATGTTCGTAAACGTCAGCAGCTGCGAAGTTGCATCCTTTAATATTTCCTCATCCCCGAATATGGTTTTCGTTTGCAGGTCGCTGGCCATCTGCTGCAACTGCTTAGAAGTATATCCAACGGTTGAACCGGTGGACTTCAAACCCGCCTCGACCTGTGCAATTGCTTTGGCCTGCTGGTCGAATGCTTTTACTGCTGTAAAGCCAAGCGCCGCAATCGGTGCGGTCAGCCCCATGGTCATGGACTTGCCGAGCTTCTTGGTGTTCATACCAAAGCGCTGCATCTTTTTCATAGATGAGCCAAGCGCCTTATCAAATTGCTTTGTTTGCGCTCCTATCGTTACGATTAAATCGTTCAGCTTTGCCATTGGTCTCTTTCTAGTATTCGCTGCCTAAGTTCTTCCTTGTTAAACTTACCGGCCTTGGCCTTTGGTTTCTCCCATGGAAATAGCATCAGGTCCTTTGGCTGCAATTTACGCCCTTTTTTTAGGTGGGGCTGCATGATCATAGAACCGAGCCACCGCGTGCGCTCCCACTCCATCCGCTCCCGTATCTCTTCGCTCTCTCGGTTGGCGTCAAGTGCTAGGCTGACTTCGCCGAATGTCATTGACCAAAACGCAGAAGGGGATAGGCGCAGTATGCCCATCCCCATCCGTATAATATCCGGCCAGCCAATCGGCTT